TTCACGTGAAACAGTGCTGCTGGCCGGTGACTACAAGATCAGCGACGCTCCCTCCAGCGAAGAAGACCTCCTCCGGTTCACCCGAGAACTGATGCTCCGGGACCCGAACCTCTTCCAGATCCCAGCAGTAAGGAAGGTCGCTGGGTATACCGACGATGTCCTTCCCCCCGACACCGTCGTCACCCCCCAGCAACCAGGGGCGCCGGGGGCTGGCCCGCCACCGCCTCCGGCCCCGCCCTCCGGGATATCGGCCACTCCCGGGGGGCCCATGCCGTTGGAATCGGAGGCCCAGAACAATCCCGCCGGTCCTCCAGCGGCACCCGCTGGGATCGCAGCGTCAGCCACCGCTCCGGTCGTCGCGTCCGTCGCCATGAACACGTTCGTGGTCGCCAATGCCACCGTTCTACGTGCCATGGACCGGGCGGGGAAGAAGTTACTGGACCGCCACTCCAGGGATCGTTGGCCGGACGTGCGCCCCTTCGAACTTCACACCAGGATCCGGGTGGGTGGCCCTGAGCACGCCAACAAGCTTCTGGAGGGAGCCTGGGACCACCTCTCCATCCTGGCTGAAGCAGTGGACCCGGACATGGACACAGATCGGCTCCAGAACGCGCTCCATGAGTACTGCCTAACGCTGTTGGTTAAGGAGCAGCCCCACCACGTTCAGTTGCTTGGTCAGTATTTGCACCGTCAAGGACTTCTTGATGGCCAGCCGTGAGCAGGATGAGAACCGGCTCACGGGCGTGGTTGGTGTGGCTCTACGGCGCTGGCTGGAGAAGACGCGTGACATGGTCATGGAGCCGTGGCGTCGCTATCGCATGCAGCCGGACCCTTCCGCAGTTTTCCAGAACCAGGGTGACTGGAACCGGGAGGTCGACGGCATCATGACCGTGATCGGCCAGATCGCTATGTCCGCTTGGAGTAGCGCCAGCGACGTTCCGCCGGTGTCCCGTCATACCTTCGTCATGACACAGCTCGCCATGACGGAGAACTTCCTGGTCCGCATCCCGGATGAGGTATATAACCTCGTGTTCGCGGAGATCACCGACGCCGTGAACTCTGGAGCGGACGTTGACCAAGTCGCGGAACGTGTGGATCGCGTACTCACCTTTACTGCCTCTGAGCGTTGGACGAATCGAGCGAGAACTATCGCTCAAACCGAGGTCACCCGCGCTCATGGGGCGGGGTCCCTCGCGGCTGGAATGGAACAGTCTCGCCTCACTGGTCGACTCCTACAGAAGCGGTGGGACACCGAGAACGATGAACGGGTCCGGACCTCGCACCGTGAAGTAGATGGGCAGGTCCGTGACCTCGCCATGCCGTTCTATGTAGACGGCTTCCCTCTGATGTTCCCGGGTGATCCAATGGGACCACCTGAGTCAGTCATCAACTGCCGCTGCGATCTGATGATCATGAACGAGAGGGGTCGGTGATGGTAGATCCCAACCCGGCCCGAGGAATGCCGATCCAGCTCCAACGGTACTGGCTCGCCGGCAAGGGTGCGGCCAAGATCCGGTGGCGGCTGGACCATGACTTCGACCGGTGTGTGCGTCAGCTCCGGAAGTACTTCCCCAAGAATCCGCAGGGCCTGTGCAACATCCTGCACCAGAAGGCTGTGGGTGCCCCTCCCGGAAAGGGGCACCCAGGAGAGCACAGTATCTTCTTCAGCTCCGGTATAGAGGTCACTGATCGGGACTCCCTGGTGGCGGCCCAAGAGCTGATGGACCGGCAGCCTGAGCTGGGGACCTACACCTGGGCCGGACCCATTGCCCCGATCGGGCGCCCCACCCAGGAGCCGAACCAGATTCGGGTATTTGATCAAGGGTCCCTTCGTCACCGGATGCTGCCCCTCCCTCTGGCCTGGCGGGAGCGGAGCGCTCAAGGTCACGACGGGTCCGTGATCGTGGGGCGGATGCTCGGCATCACCTACGGCCCAGACCATGCGGGGATGGAGTACGCCTGGGCGTGGGGCGACTACCTGAATGAGGAGATCATCCCCGACGCCAAGAAGGCCCGGCACCTGACAGAGATGGGGGTGACCGGAGCCAGCGTGGACCCGGGGGGGCGGGTCATTGCCAGCATGGACCCGGAGACCGGGGTCAAGCGGATGGCTGAGTTCACCATCGGTGGGGCTACGCTCGTCCCCATCCCCGCCTTCTCGGACATGCGTTTGTACAGTTTTGGGGAAGATGGTGACTGGCCCGATGACGACCCAGACCTGGTCATGGCCCTGGAAGAAGACGGGGCTGACTGTGGTTGCGGAGACGGACCGCCAGCGGTTCTGGCTTCGAGTGCGACATTCACGGTCAACTCATCCGGCTGGCGCGGGCTTCCCCTCGCACCTCGTGATTCGGTCTTTGACAATGACGACGCGGTCAAGCGGATCACGGCGTGGGCCAACGTATCGGCACAGGGTGCTGACATTGATAAACTCCGGCGTGCCTTCATGTGGTACGACCCGAGTCTTCCACCGACAGACCCGACCTCGTACCGGCTTCCAGTAGGCGACATCATCAATGGTGAATTGACCCTGGTCTATCACGCCATCTATGCCGCCGCCGCACTCCTGTCCGGGGCTCATGGTGGCCTCCCCGGGATCAACGAAGCTGATCGTGGGGATCTACGTAACGTGATCAGTGAGATTTACCCGGAGATGGCCCGGGAGTTCAACGACTCCTCCATCCGAGCCCCCTGGGATCGTTCCGCTCAGCCTGGAGTCCAGATGTCCATAGATCCCGGCTCCACTGCCCATCTGCCTGGTGCGCAGGTCTATGCACGTGGCCCAGTGATCGATGAGTTCGCCACCACGGAACCCTACGGCGACGTGAAGTACGCCGACCCCGGCTACCGGGATAACAGGAAGCGCTACCCGATCGACACCCCCGACCATATCCGGGCGGCTTGGTCCTACATCAATCAAGCGAAGAACGCGAAGCTGTACAACGACGAGCAGCTTGAAGCGATCAGGTCGAAGATCAAAGCAGCCGCGAAGAAAGCTGGCATCGAGATCTCTGACGAAGCTTCAAGTGACGAGGAGATGGCAGCCCGTAAGAAGAAGAGGCGGCGTGACATGGATGACGAGTACAGCATGGGACAGTACCCATTGGAGCCGCCGAAGGCTTGGTTCGAGAACCCACGCTTGTCGGGCAAGGCTGCCCTGACCGTAACCCCGGAGGGAAGGGTTTATGGGCATATTGCTGCGTGGGGGGAATGTCACCGTGACTTCGCGGGGCGTGAGTGTGTACTCGCCCCACGATCCCGGAAAGGCTACGAGCCGTTCCATCTTGGCACGGTATACACGGCTGAGGGTGATCCCGTCCGGGTCGGAAAGATCGTCATGGATACACGTCACGCGGACATTGGGCTGGGGTATACCGCCGCAGCAGTTCACTACGACCACACGGGTGACGAGGTTGCAGTGGTCCGTGCTGGTGAGGATGACTTCGGCATCTGGGTGGCCGGCGCAGTGGTCCCGGAGGCAACCCCCTCGAAGGTGGCGAAACTGCGTCGTTCTCCGATCTCGGGGGACTGGCGCCGGGTAGAGGGCAACCTGGAACTGACCGCCGCCCTGGCCGTCAACGTCCCTGCCTTCCCGGTATACGCCATGGACGGGGAGGACCAGCTCGCACTGGTCGCCGCTGGCACGATCGAGCCGCTGGCCGAGGACAAGACCCCGCCGTCTGGGATCATGCCCACCATCCAGCACATCGTGGAACAGGTGTTTGCGTCAATGGAGGAGAAGCAGGCCCAAGAGGAGCGAGCCGAACGCCTCCGCGACCTTCGAGAGGATGAGGACATCTACGCTCAACGTGAGCGGGAGGCACGCTTCAACGCCCTCACTGCCGCCGCTCAGCCGCCGGAGCCTGTCGCCATGACGCCTCCCCAGGGCCAGCCACAGGCTCCGGCCCCTACTCCCGCACCGGAAGCAGGGGTGGCCCCAGAAGATGGGACAGTGGCTGACGGATGGCCGCTCCCAGACGACCAGATGCTGCAACTCCAGATGAACGCTCGCTTCTCTATCCTTGACGAGCCAGCCGCCGGGACCGAGGTCGAGGGCGCACAACCTACTACCCCTGAACCGGCGGCTGGCGCCCAGACAGTGGCTCAGGCGCCCACGCCGGCCCAGACCCCGGCACCGCAGGGGTAACGCATGGCTGGGATTGGTGACTCGTGGGGAACTGCGGATGAATTAGCTCATCCTCGGGGCCCCAATGGTCGCTGGATCCGTAAGGGCGGCATGGCCAAGTCGCTGGTCAGCAAGATCCTCGATTTTCTGGCCAGCTTCCGGCCCCGGATGTTCCAGTCGGATCAGCAGGCGTCCTCGTACATGCGGACCGTGGCGAGCAAGAAGCCGGGACGGTTCGGTGGGGGCCGAGGTTATGCCCGGCTCGGCGTAGATCTCGACGCTACGAACGAGGACCTACGCGACGGGATCATTGACGAACCGTCGACGGCCAAGTTCATCAAGATGATGGACGATTCGGCGGTCGAGCTACCTGACGATGTCATTGTCAGTCGGATCGTGGGTCCGGAGGCGTTCGGCTTCACTCCCCAGACCGCTGCGGGTACCGACGCTGACACCGACCCCGGTATCCGGGGCATGGTGGGGAAGCTGGTGGCCGACCGGGGCTACTCCCTGGGCAACGTGGGCACCCCACTCGGTGGTCGTCCCCCGGGCAGTGTCCTCATGGTGCATGCGGTTCCGAAGGGAACCAAGGCCATCGTCCCCAGTGCCAGCCACAACGACCGGAGCATCTTCCTCGACCGAGACCAGCCACTACGAGTTACCAAGGTTGAGGAAGACGGTCGTGGCGGCTGGACCATGTATGTCACTGCTGAGGGAGCCAAGGGGGATGGGGAGACCCCGGAGCCCATCATGGGCCACGTTGGTCCTGGGCGACCCGAGGATCGGGAAGGCCGCGTCCGAGCCAGTGAACAGCGGCTGGCTAAGGCGGCCAAGGCTGAGGGGGACCGGTCGCCCGAGCAGGAACAACAGGCTCGGGCTGAGGAACGACGCCGAGTTGAGGTCCAGCAGGAGCTGATCCGGCAGCGCCAGTCCCGCACCGACGAACCCCCTCCGCGCCAGGAGCCGGTGGTCACCCGATCCCTGGGGGGTGAACCGCGCCCGGAAACAGGCCCCGGGGGAACCCCAGAAACTCAGGCTCCGACCCCTGAGGCCACTCCACAGCGAGCTGTGGATCTACGCCTGGCTGTGCGTGATGCTCAGATCCCAGCCCCTGCCGCTGGCCCGAAGCGGAAGCAGTTCAACGAGGCGTACCAAGGCATCATCAGTGGCAAAAAGGACCCGATCGATGCGGTCCGGGAACTGGACCGGGACGCTGTTGATCTACGTGCCCAGGGTGATGATGACGCGTCATCTTTCGAGAAGCTCTCGGACCTGATCAAGCGGGAGTACGGGCTGGAAAGCCCACGCCCCGGCAAGGTGCAGAAGAAGGCGGCGAAGAGGGCAGCACCAGCCCCGGCGCCAGCTCGGACGGAGGCGGGACTACCAAAGGTAGAACCGGCTCAAGCCAAGGCAGCCATGGAGCGCGCCCGGCTCATGCGGGAGCGCGAGAAGGCCATCGCCCGGGGCGAGGAGCCTCCGCCGCTACCGGCGGAACCGGCGCCGACGCCGTCGGCAGCTCCTGCTCCGTCGGCTCCTGAGGCTGCCCCCGCTCCGGCCAAGAAGGCGGTCAAGAAGGCTGTCGGTGGTCGCATGACCACGGAGCAGGAAGACGCCATCATCAACCGGGCTCAGGAGTTCCGGGGCAAGGAGCGTAACGACGAGGAACGGCGCATCGTCAGTACTGCTGACGAGATCCTGGCTGGACGAGGCGCAGCCCCGGTCAAGAAGGCTGTAGCCAAGAAGGCGCCGACCAAGAAGGCTGCCCCAAGTAAGGAAGACCGGGTAACCGACCTTCTCCTAGAGCGCATGAACCCGGAGGTCCGGGATCGGATCCTGGCTGATATGCCAGAGGCGGACCGGAGGGCGGTCGATGAGGCCGTTCGTCGGGTCCGTGAGGCAGGTCCTCCGGTCAAGAAGGTCACCAAGAAGGCGGTGCCCGAGGCTACTGGTGACGACCTGGATCGGATGACCAAGAACGACCTCCTCGCTGAAGCGGAGCGTCGCGGAGTTACCGTACCTAAGAGCTGGACCAAGGACCGGATCAAGGAACGTCTCCGGGGTGAAGGCGCTACTCCTGTCGCCAAGAAGGCACCGGCTAAGAAGGCGACGGTTCCTGGGGCTGCTCCCGGCACCGCGGCTGGGAAGATCACTGCTGGCCGACTAACCCCGGGCATGCGGATCTTGGTTGACTCCGGCGGGAATCCAACGAACCGTAAAACTGGCTCCCGGATCATCACCGTTGAGTCGGTGGGACGCACCACGGGTGGTCGTAGCGCCGTAGGTACGCCAAGTAGGCGTCCTCGCGTCCGGATCATTGGTCGCG